TGGAACCGCCCGCATACGTAAGCCGGCCGCTGCCGTCATCGGTCTCCAAGTAAATCCCGGGCAAGAATGCAGCGATCGCTGCCGGCACATCATACACCCGGCAGAAGGCACCAACGACCCCGGTCTTAGTCGTTGGGTCGCCTTGCTTCGCAGCGAGCCGGACGTGGGCCTGGCTGGCCCCCGGCACCTGCGGCCACTCCGATATGTTCCGCCAGTCGGCATAAGTCGCAAGCAGCCCGTCGACGTCCAGAAACGGTTTATCCCCGAAGTGGAACACGTATTGGCTGTCGGCACTGCAGCTCGGCCAGTACATCAGCCTCGTATCCTGGAACGTCGTCGGGTCGCACAGCTCGATTCCGATAATCGCCCCGAGCTTCCGGGCAAGCGGCTCATATTCGTCCGCCATGGCCGTCCGGTTCAGCGGCGCCAGAAGGCGCAGCCGTGGGCGCGCCTCCTCATGCTTCCGGGTGCTGTAAACGGCGTAGGCGCAGCCCAGCCCCTCCAGGCGGCGCAGCACGTCCGCCGTGCCCCCGGGAGGAATGTTGTCCAGGTCAAGCGTCAGGACGTCCCGCCCGGTCACGCTTCCGGCCTTGCGGCGACCTCCGGCCAGTGTCCCAGCGACGAACCCGCCTACGTCCTTCAGATCGTCCTGCTGCGCCTTCGGTAAAGCCAGGTACTGCGCAAGCGTTTCAGTGCCGCGGACCGCCGTGCGCAACCGATCGACGAGCTCCGACCAGAAAATCGTCTGCGCTGTCCACTGCGTCGCCTTCCGGCTGCCGGCGGTTGAAATCGTTAATTGTCGGTTATACTGCACGGCGTCGCAGCCTCCTTATCACGTACGATCACGTATTGCTGGCATCCCATCTGACGATCTGCACGCCGACGATCAACCGTTCGAATTCATCGTGGACTATCAAAACATCGTCCTGGCGCTCCGGGTCATAAAGCTTGAACAGGATGGCATACCCGTCATCATCCACGTTGACGTGACGTGCATTTTCCGCGATGCTCATGTTCGGCTCAAAGTCACCGTATTCCATCATGCTGATCGTACTTTCCAGAATTGATCCGCCCAAACAGTTCCCGCCGACCTCATAGACGACAGAACCTTTGTACGTCCCCGATTGCAAGTCGATCCGGATGGTATGAGTTCCATATCGCGGATAAGAGCCTGGCCCCATGTAAGATTTCATTTCCACTCATCCTTTCTATATTTGCGATCCAGCATTTCCACGAAAGCAACGGCCACCGCGGCCACTTGCACAGCCTCGGCCCGCATGTTGGCATATCCGCCTTTCGCCCGTTCCTCCGGACCGTTGTCGAACACCGTTTCGTTTATCGCCTGACACAGCTCTCCGAACTCTTCGCCCAGGATCCCGAGCCAGTACACCGGATCATGGTTCTGCTGGCCCCACTTGGCGTCCTGGCGGGCTCGTTCGGCGATGACGGAGCTGATGGCTGTCGGGCGCGGCGATTGTATTTCCTCGAAGTACACCTCTTCGGAGTAATAGCCATTCGAAGATCCGTACCAACGGATTGTTACATACCCCTTGATCGTGGCCAGTTTATAAAAGGTCCACGTTCCACTTTCACTGGCGTTAGGGTCATCTTGGCTGACTTCCTCGGCCATTAAAATAGGTCAATCAGATCGCTCAATTCCCCTGCAATGTCTTCGATGTACACTTGTTCACAACAATTTTGACTATGGTACATTCTGTACCGACTGCCATCGCTGCATGTGAAGAATATCTCGTCGTCAAAAAGCTTATTTATATCAACAATTGTCTTCCCCATCAGTCTTTCGATTCCGTGATTCATCCCCGCTCTACCTCCCCGATCAGCCGCTTAACATACCAAGCAGCTTTCTCTAAATCCTCGACGCCGTTCTTCCGGCTCCAGCGCCACAAGTATTTGATCGCGGCCCCGGTCGCATAAGCCTGCCCGCCGGTCAACCCGGTCGTCGCCGCCTCGATCGCGTCGATGCACTCGATGCCGCCGGCAGTGTAGTGGGCAGGGTGATTGACCGGATCGTGCTCAACCGGCACCCCTTCCGCGTATCCGGCAGCCGCTTCGAGCTGAGCGTGCAGGCGATCGTTCTCGCCTTCAAGTTCCCGAATCCGTGCACCGGCCTGATCGGCGATAACCGCAGCACCATGCATTGCCTCGTTCAGCCGCTCTATCTCCTTCCTGGCTTCATCCTTAGCTTTAACAAGCTCTGTAGCACATCGAGCAGCCGTTTCGGCATTCTGATTTGCATGCTTCGCCGCCTGGTCAAGTTGTTTCTGCAGCCTAGCAATCTCCGAATCTTTAGCTGTCGCAGCATCCTGCCAATGCTGAGCCGCGGCCTTCAGATCCTCTATTTCCCGTTCGGTATTTGAGCCAGCCCCTACCTTCGGCGGCTCCGGCTTCTCTGCAGCGGCCGACACCGGATCCAGCCCAAGCAGCTCACGAGCCCTATCCTGCTTAATTCCGGTCAGTTCCCATTTTCTAATCCAGTGATAAATGGAGTTATGCTTCATGCCCATCGCTTTCTCCGTTGCGGCGATCGTATTCCCCTCAGCAATACCCATGAGGAACTTTGTTTTATCCGGCTCTTCACCGTATGGCCGTTTAACTACCCCTTTGGAGCTCTTACCGGCTTCACCAGTAGAATCTTTACCGGTTCGAACCTTGTTATCTTCCAACTCATCCGCACTCATTACTTTCACTGGGATTCCTCTCCCTTTGATCAATTTTTCACCGATCTCCCGAAGCTGCAGGCCGATCGGACACTCGTTATAGCATTTATCTTTCCTTAGAGTGTAGTCAGCCCCGCCACGATTCGCGGGATTGTCCTCGCATTTATTACAGTGATTTTCATTTAGTCGCGTTTGCTCATAGAAAAGTAGTAGCCGTTCCTTTCGTTGTTTCAGTTTGGCTGCTTTCATTTCAACACCTCATCAGCCTTTGATGATCTCTTTTAAATCAAGTTCCATCAATCTGCGCTGGGCCTCCTGAATCGTCCTGGCCAAGATCTCTTTCTCAGTTACCCGAACAGCCTGAGCATCATGCACAAGGTCGCACCCCTGAAGCGATGTTAAATCTTGACGGGTAGGATCCGGCACCTGAGATAAACGCATCGCTTGCCGGCGAATGGAGCGTTCAACATGATTTCGCACTGTTCGAGCATTGCCGAAATGCGGTTTTGCCCTCTCGATCCACAGCACGCTGGTTAGCGCGTCCAGGTAATCCGGCGTAGCGGTAAACTCCTGATCAGCTAGTAGTTGCTGAGCGATGAGAATCAAATCGGGCACGGCATAGTCAGGAAAATGTACACGATTTGGGAAACGAGACCGAAGCCCGGGATTGCTGTCCAAAAAGGACTCCATGTCTTCGGGGTAGCCCGCAGCGATCACCATGATCTCGTTGCGCATGTCCTCCATAAGCTGAACAATGGTAGCAATCACTTTATCATCTGTTCGATGACTGCTTTCCCCATCAACAAACGCATACGCTTCGTCAATGAAGATCACGCCGCCTTTTGCCTGTTTAAATTTCTCCTTAATAGTCCGTTCCGCTTGGCCTACGTGAGGGTGTATTACATCAGCGTGATGAATTTCCACAAAGGGTAACTCATCGTCCGAATTGCGGGATCTTCTATTTAGCAGCCCTATTTGGGCGAAAGCTTCACCGATTAGGCGAGCTGCTGTCGTTTTCCCCGTACCCGGGTTTCCCGTGAAAATCATGTGATTCGTTTGAGCTTGGCATTTCAAGCCTTGTTTTTTACGCATAGCCGATATACGTGAAAATTGTATAATCTGCTTTACTTGGTCTTTTACATCAGTCATACCCGGCATTGAGCCCAAGCGCTTTAGAGCTTCCCCCACGCTAATCAATCCTTCTGATAAAATTTAGTAACAAACCCGTCGGCCTTCAGCGGCAGGCCCGGCGCCCATGGGATCGGTTGCCCCATGATCTCCAGGACCCGGTCCAGATCCTCCGGCCTTCCGACCTCGATGCCTACCTCGTCATGAACATGCAGCACCGTTTCAAATCCGGCCTGTTCGAGACGGATCAGCGATTCAGCCAAGCAATCCCGAGCGATCGCCTGGACAACGTTCTCCGTCAGCTTCCCGCCGTACGTGGACAGCACCGTCCACTTCTTCGTTTGCTGGTCCATGCCCCAATAGTGAAGCGCCTGCTTGCCGAAATCGTTTTCCTTAAGAAACGGCTTTGCGTAGTAAAGCTTCCGGCCGCTGGGCAGCTGGATCGTAAAGAAATCCTGCCCCGTTCCGTAATGGCTTTCCCGGGCGAAGATCAGTCCCTTCACTCCGACCGCCTGACCGGTCTCCATAACCTCCAGTGCGGCTGCTTCCAGGCTGAACCACAGATCAACGATTCGCCGGTTAGCGTTGCGCCAGCGCAGCACGATCTCGGGAAGTTCATCTTCCGTTAACCCCTGGTCCAGTGCCCCCATCGCGATCAGCGCGCCCTTCCCGCCTTGGTACCCGAGAGCCAGCTCGGCCACTTTCCCCCTTTGACGCAGATCGCTGCCCTTGCCGATCTCTTCGATCGGAACGCCGAACATCTGCGAAGCCGATGCCTCATAGATCTTGCCGTGAGTCGCGAATACGTCCAGCCGCCACTGCTCTCCAGCCAGCCAGGCGATAACGCGGGCCTCGATCGCTGAATAGTCCGCGACTCCTAGATCTTTGCCGCCAGGAGCGATGAACGCCGTCCGGATCAGCTGCGACAGCGTATCCGGCACATTGCCGTACATAAATTTGAGCATAGGCACGTTCCGAGCGGAAACGAGCTGCCGTGCAAACTCCAATGTAGAAAGATAATTGCGCGGCAGATTTTGAATCTGCACAAGCCGGCCAGCCCAGCGACCCGTCCGGTTCGCACCGTAGAACTGGAGCAGCCCACGAACCCGACCGTCACTGCAAGCAGCTGCACGCATCGCCGCGTACTTCTTAGTGCTCGTTTTGGAAAGTTTCTGCCGGATCTCCAGAACGCGCTTCGCATCGCCATCGTCAAGCTTTCCGATCAGCTTGCTGACGGTCCCTTTCTGCAAGTTCTCGACCTCTTCGCCGGTCTCTTCCTCCAGCCATTTAGAAAGCTGCTGTACGCTCTTCGGATTATCAAGTCCGGTCAGTTTAATCGCTTCTTGCCGCAGTTCCGCGGCTACCGTCTCGTCTACTGCCAGCGCCCCCTCGACCATATCCAGATCGCAGGCCAGTCCGCGGGCATTGATTCGCTGGTCGAGCTCCCACAGCTTTTGTTCTTGATCCGGAACTGGAAAAACGGAAAGGCGGCGAAGCATTTCCATTTCGGCAACGACGTCGCCGACACAGTAGTCCTTAAAGAGCTTCCATTTCTCGGGCTCGTGATGCGGCAGCGTTCGGGTCCGGCCGCCGTTGGTCTTGGTTGGCTTACACGGCACGCAGAACGTCCGGATCAGCGCCCCGCCTGTTCCAAGCTTGCGTTTATCCTGCTGGATGCCCATCGCTTCGCCAGTCGGACCCAGCCCCGAAGTATAGCCGCAATATAGGCCGTGCATCATCGTGCAGCGCCATTGTTCGATCGGCGAATGCATTACGCTGTTGATGCAGTACCACTCGAAAGCGGCGTTGTATGCGTGCTTGATGACTTGGGGGTCATATAAAGCGTGTATAACCTCCATCGGTAATGACTCTTTCTGTGCCAGGTCGACTATCTGCACAGGGCCGAAGTCCCACGAGTAAGCGAAGAGCAGGATCTCGAAATCAGGAGATTGTGCATATTTGTAGGCGCCGGCCTTCTTAATGTCGACGCTGGAGAATGTCTCAATATCTATAGATAAATGCCGCATATACTCTCCTTTCGGGGAAAGAAAAGGGGCCCCACGAAGAAGCCCCTATTTCCTTAAATCCCCCAAACGCCCCTGCCTTGCAGCGGCTTGCCTGTGATCGGATCAATCTGCGGTTGAGGTGGTTGACCGTAGCCCGGATGTGCAGGCGGCTGGCCGTATGCCGGTGGCTGTTGACCATAGCCTTGTTGGCCCGGCTGATTGTAAGTCTGACCGTACCCAGGCTGCTGACCGTAACCGGGTTGAACCGGGGGCTGCTGGCCGTAGCCAGGCTGCGCGGGAGGCTGTCCATATGCCGGCGGTTGACTGTAACCGGGCTGTTGATTGTACTGCTGAGGCGGTATTTGGTCGAAGCCCTGTGGCGCTTCCCCGAAATCAGCCGCTGCGGTACGACCTCCCCCGCTAAGAGGAACGCCGTCTTCGAGCTTTTGAACATTGCCCAGTCCGCAACCGATCCCTTTTTTCCCCTCGGCATTGTAAGGGAAAAACCGAATCGATACCCGAGCATACACGCCGGAATAAATCTCGGTCTGATTCATAATCGGGTTAAGGTTCGCATCGACAATGTCCGGCTTCCGATCCGCCTTACTGGATGCCGTCAGCACCCAATGCCCTTTGCATTCAGGACCGAACGGCATGCCATCGCTAGGTTTTACACCGTCGCCGTCATGAATCGGCATGTGGATCAGCGGGGGTCGTACACCATTCCAAACTTTCCCCGTTCCATCCTGCACTGCTG